TCATGCCTTCACCTCTTCAACCACAATTTCCGGTTCCACCTGTTCACGGAGGATCTTCTCAACCAGATCCTTCAACGTCACCGTGCGGGAACTGCAGTTCGAGCACAGGCCGCGCAAAGCGACGACGACCCGATGGCCATCGACATCCACCAATTCGATATCACCTCCATCCGCAGCGAGACGCGGACGGACTTCATCCTGGAGGACCTGCATGACCTTTTGCATACGCTGCACATTGGTCATTATGGACTTTGGAGCGGGATTAAATTCCTTCAGCTTCGGCTTCCCCAATTCCTCATCAAGAATATCCTGAATGGTATCAAGGCATTCTCCGCAACCACCGCCAGCCTTGGTGTAGTTTGTAACCTCTTCCACCGTCTTGAGGTTGTTTTCCTCAATGGCACGGCGAATCTGAACATCGGTCACACCAAAACACTTGCAGACCAGTTTGCCTTCATGCTCATGCTGCTTCTCGGCGGGTTCGCCGCGCCAGTTACGCAGAGCCGCTTCCAAGGCTTCCTGTCCCATAACGGAGCAATGCATCTTTTCACGGGGCAATCCACCAAGGTATGTCGCAATATCCTTATTGGTCACCTTGGCCGCTTCTTCCACCGTCTTGCCCTTGATCATTTCAGTCAACGCAGAGCTCGACGCAATAGCGCTGGCACAGCCGAACGTCTGGAAGGAGGCATCTTCGATGATGCCTTTGTCGTTGATCTTCAAGAAAAGCTTTAAGGCATCGCCGCAAGCAAGGCTTCCCACCTCGCCAATGGCGTTGGCATCAGCAAGTTCACCCGCATTACGCGGCTTCAGGAAATGCTCCCGAACGGTATCCGTGTATTCCCACATATGCTGTCCTCCAAAAAAGCTGGTCACCAATCCGGGGTGCAACCGGAGTCACGCCCGGAGAGCATAACGATTCGTTAAAGGGACTTCTCCCGACAGAATACCATATAAGCCCTAACCTCCATAATGGAAGGGGGAGCAAGGTATTTTCTTGTCATCCGTTCTACTCGGAAATCTATGCACCGCTTCACTGGGCAGGTCAAGCTGACATCACATGGGGATATGCATCCGTATCTAGCTATCGTATATGGATATTATTAAAACACCCCCTCTATCCGTTTTAAAGAATAAGCTTTCCCAAATCACAGAAGCGGACGTTCCCTTCACAAAAAGGCCGTGAATCTCGTCAGGGAGGAATCACGGCCAGCAAACCTTGCTTTTCTGGCGTGCCTTACTCAATGCGCAGGAGCATCTTGCCCGGCTTGCCGCCGCGCGCAATGATGTCCTCATGTGCCTGAGCCGCCTTTTCAAGGGGCAGTATGTCGCCAAGAACAGGACGCAAGGCACCGCTCCGCAACGCGGCCGCAACCGCAGCTTCCGCCATGCGCGCCTCTTCCGGGGCGCTATGCCAGATGGCCATCCCCATCACCACGGATTCCTTGGCCATGAGCAGACGCGGCGTCATTTCAAGGCTGCCCCGGCTGCCTATGACGACAATGCGCCCATGCTTGGCTAGCATCCGCATGTCATTTTCCAGATTCTTATCCGCAAGCATTTCGAGAATCACATCCGGCCCCACTCCATCCGTAAGCGCGGCCAGCGTATCCAGATAGCCCGGTTGCGTGTGATCCAATACGATATGCGCTCCGATGCTGCGGACAAGCTCCATAGAGGCAGGGCTCCCTGCGGTACCGATTACGAACGCTCCACATGCACGCGCCAGCTGTACGGCGACGGTCCCCACACCTCCGCTCGCGCCGTGTATGAGGATGCGTTCTGCGGGCTTAAGACCTGCACATTGAAAAAGAGCCCTATACGCGGCCATACCGGGAAATCCCACCGCCGCACCTTGCTCAAGCGTAACGGC